GAGGCATGGGTGCTTCTAGTATGTATGCAGAAGCTTTAGCAGAAGGTATTATGAACTCTGCAACACCTATAGCTGCAGCAGATGCTAATACTTATAAGGCTATGATATTTCAGAACCTTAATAACAGACAACAAGCCGCAGTTCAAAATGCGCAATCCTATCTTCAAATGGATATGGCTAATCTATCAAATAATCAACAAGCCAATCTTCAAAACTTACAAACAAGACAAGCACAACTATTTTCAGATCAGGCAGCTTCTAACGCTGCATCACAATTTAATGCAACAAGTCAAAATCAAGTAGATCAATTTTATAAAAATTTATCAACATCTGTATCTACAGCTAATGCCCAAAGGTCAGATGCTATGAATCAATTTTCTACATCAGAAAGTAATAAAGTTGCAGCACAAAATGCTAATAATGAAACCGCAATAGAACAGGCTAATTTACAAACAGAGGCACAAATAAATCAATTTAACTCTCAGTTAGCAGACCAAAGAGAAAGGTTTAATGTACAAAATCAACAAGTTATAGATCAATCTAATGCTAATTGGAGAAGATCAATTAACACAGCAAATACAGCAACTATTAATGCAGCTAATCAAACTAATGCACAAAATGCATTAGGTATATCTAATTTTGCTATGTCATCTTTGTGGCAACAATGGAGGGATGAGGCATCATGGACAAATGAAGCTGCTCAAAATTCTATGAATAGAGCGCATAATTTAGCTGTAGCTGCACTAGAAAGACAAACAGCTTTTGATTTACAAGATCAAGAGTCAAGGGATAGTTTATACGAAATGCTTGGAAGGTTTGCTTCTGGTATGTTTGGATCAAATGCAGGAGGTACACCATAATGATAGGGGATATATTTAGGAATATATTTAGTAAAGAAAATATTATATCAAAAGGTTTAGGTATGGCTTTTGGAGACACAGGTATTGGAGGATCTGCAAGATCATCTATAACTGCACCTTCTACTAAAACACTAGAAGTGGGTATAGAGACTAGTACTCCTCCAGGAGAAGCAGAAAGCATTGATGCATCTGACCCACAAACAAATCTAGCATTATGGCAAAGACGTTTGTTTACAGACTCTGATGCCTATGCAATTAAAATTGCAGGGAAGGTAACATAATGAAAGAAAATATATTTGACGCATCAATACCTGGACAATCTTTAACAAACACTCCAGGAAATTATCCTTGGGAGCATGCTCCGCAATTCACATCTGTAGACGAAGCATCAGAGTATGTTTGGAATAGATTACATACTGAAAAAATGCTAGATCAGGTTATTACCTTTTTAAAAAATGGTATACCTGTAGAAGCTATTGCTCGTATGATATTATTTGGAGGATTTGCAGAAGGTAAATGGAATGTGGATGTTGCATTATTAATATCTGAAGTTGTTTTTAATCAAATACTAGCTATAGGAATGAGAGCACAAATTCCTAACATAAAAATGTTTATAAAAGATCAAAGTAATGCCAAGTTTCATAAAGCATTTACTAAATTTAAAACTATGGAAAATAAAGAAAAAGAAGAGAAACCTAGTGAAGAAAGATTAAAGCAATTTGTTTCTGAAGTTAAAGAAGAATTACAAGAACAGCCATCAGGATTAATGGCAAAAGGAGATGCATAATGGGATTTTTTACTAGTTTTGCAAAAGGTTTTGCTGAAGGTGAAGTAGCAAAAATACAAGCAATTAATGAAAAACAAAGATTAGATGATTTAAGAAAAGCTGAATTGAATGATAGTATTACGCTAATGGAAAAAGAATATGAAATTAATGCTAAGAAAGAAAATGATAAGGCAAACAAACAAAAAGAAAAGATGAATAAAATTTTATTAGATATGGGATTTCCTCAAGAGTATATAGATCAAGAGGCACAGTTCGCCTTAATGGGTCCTGATTATTTAAATACTTGGTATAGCCAAAGAGTAGAACTTTATCAAAGTCCTGTATGGCATAAATCTAAAATTAATTTCCATCCCAATCCAAACTTAATAGGAAAGTTTGTATGGGAAGCTGAATTAAATTCCAATACATCAAAAATAAATAATGTAGGGTCAGACGCAGGAGGAGGAGGAGCGGACGTATTTGATTCTAAACAAGTAGTTAATGACGTAGCAGAAAACGCCAATATATCAGATAATATTGTAAAATCTCAATTTTCTGAAACTTCTTTCAAAGAACCATTGAAAGTAGTAAGTCCTATAGGCATGTTCACACCAGTAGAAGATTATAGTACCTACACACCTCATGAGTGGATTCATGGAAAAGCAAGCACAGACGTAGCAGGAGAAGGTAAACAATTTATATCTCTTGATGGCAAGAATATAGTAACCGCATATGCAAAACTGAATCATTTTACAGATGGTGAGGGAAAACTTCACAAAAAAGAAGGGGGTGTATATTATGTTCCTACAAATTATGGTCCTATGCCTGTAGATGATTATTTTAAGCAGTTTGGTGTAGATTATGTTGGTGATGATTCTGAAAATTTTACAACACTACAAGCAGCTTCACTATTTGATGGGGTTAAGGAAAATTATAATGTAAGATATATGGTAGTAGCCCCAAATCTTAAAAATACATGGACAGTTAATGGCGTAGGAATTTCTTATACAGATCCCTCAAGAATGGATACAATTAGTATTAATCGTATGCCTAACGAACTCGCACTTATTACAAATTTGGATTTAGCAGAGTTTTCAACAGTACAGCAGCAGGTCCCTGGAAGGGGTGAAGAGACTACCTTTAATGCTTATGAAATTGGTATAAAAGAATATACTGAAATGCTGTCTAATATGGGTTATGACATTCAATTAATTGATAGTACCAAAGAATCATCATCTGTATCATCAGGTGATATTGAGGCTACAGAGAAGTTATTAAATGTAAAAAAACCTATAAAGGTTACAGTAGGTGAAACAAATAATGCTATAAATGCTCTTGTAACAGTAAGTGACTATCTTACAAATGATGATATTAGAACTAGACAGGTTGGAGATGACACTATAATTGAGATGCCGGGGATGGAAACTAATGCTAAAGCAGGCGCATTATTTGCAGCTTTCAATGAACTTGTAGGTAGATATTCGGATCAAAATATTTCTGAAGAGATATTAAAAGAACTTTATGGTAGTGATTATACTAAGTATATGTCTCCTAATCTTAATGATTTGGTTTCAAGACTTGCATTATATCATAATGATCTAGATGGCAGGGCAATAGAATTTCATACAGGAATCTTAACAAAAATGAAGGATGATGATTTTAAAAAGGAATTTGGTTTTGGCAAAACAGATACTACTATAGCCTCACAAGCACAGGAATTAGCTGATAGGGACTTGGAAAATCTTAGAACTTCTTCAGATATGATAAATCTTTCTAATAAGTATAAAAATATTACTCAAAAAACATTAGAAACTGAAGAAAAGGCATTTGAAGAAAAAATAGGAGGCATATTTAGGGTAAATACACAAGGTGGATTTCCTGCTGCCAAATCTATTATCAATGATATAGTATCTCAGTATGTAAATGATCCTAATGATGCAGAGCAAAGAGATGATTTAGTAGCAGCTTTAGTGAATCATCTAGGTCCAGATAGAGATAATATAGCAAGCGATGTAGACTTTGTAATGGATAACTATATAATTCCAGAATTATTTCCTGGTATGCTCGATAAGCCTACATCTGACTTAACAAAAGGTGAAGTAAAAGCTGCTGAAGAAAGTGTAGCTGTAACCAAGTGGTTAGAAAAAGATGCGCTTACAGATACTCAATCTAGTAGAATAAGGGCAGGTGCAGGAGGTCAAAGAGAAACTTTTGTAGTTCCTTTAGATGACAGTGCTAGTGGGTCTTTAGCTGCAGGTCGTTTATACGATACTGACACAGGATATCTGTTATTTAAGAGTCCTACTCTACCTGCAGGTCACGTAGAGCCTATGCCTAATATAGGTGATAAATTCTTTGGTAACAAGACTAGAGAAAACTGGATAACTTTATGGGACAAAACTCACGATAGAGCAACTGGAAGACCCAAAGAGCAATAGTATATGGTAACAAAAACTGAATCTATAGTAAATCAAATTAGAGAAGGTAAATATCAATACAAAAGAGATAAAAAAGAAGAAGATCAGCCTTATGCTGAAAAACTATTATCTGATATTTTTACACAACCTATAGGAGGAATTGTAGATGCTGCAGAATCAGCTTATAATTTTGTAGTACCTAAAGATAAAGAAGTAGAGATAAGCTATCTAATACCAGAGGCTAAAACTAAAATAGGTCAATTTGTAAGACCTGCTTCACAATTTTTTATACCTTATACAGGTGCTTATAAAATAGCTAAAGGGGGTTATCTATTTGTTAAAAATGCCAAAGGTTTAAAAGCCCATTTAAAAGGAGACCAATTTAAAAAACAAAAAATATTAAGAACAGAAAGTAAAAAAGATGAAATTGATGTTATACTTAGGGGTCCTAGAGAAACAAAAACAAAAACAGAACTATTAATAGATGCAGCTAATAAAACTGTAGGTAGAAAGCCTGTCGTTTTAAAAAAACCTTTTACAGAAAAACTTGGAGAGCCTTTCATAAAAAAAACTTTAAACAGAAAGGAAACAGCAGGTCTTGCTTTAGGCGCAGGTGCATTAGCAGATGGCGCTTTCTTTGCTCCTTATGATCCTAACCTTGCAGACTTACTAGTTAGATTTCCTGCTACAAAAAATGGATTAACTCAATGGTTGCAAACAGATCCTAACGGAGATCCTAAAATGGAAAGATTAAAAAATATTATTGCAGGTGCAATACCTTCTGCATTTATTCCTGCATTTACTAATGGCGTAGCTAAAGGTTTTGTTTGGAGTAGAGATAGTATTGCAAAAAAAGCTATAAAAGAATTAAAGCTAGGAGAAGATATAGAACCTAAAGCAGGACAAATATATACTGATAAGAAGGGCAATAGATTTGAAATATTAGATATAATGGAAGTCAATAAAAAATTAGGGATAAATAATAGAACAGTAAGGACTAGAGATTTAGATAATCCTAATAGAGAAGTTGGAACTGATTCCTATAATACATTTTTGGAAGATATAAGAAGAGGAACATATAAACTACAAAGCGGGGCGGCAAAAAAAATTAAAAAGGATATAAATGTAGGTGTAGGAAGAGGCAAAAATGAAGAGGTAGCAAGAACTACAGACGCAGAAGTCAAAGAATCATTAGTAACTCAAACTGATGAGGTATTTTCACCACAACCTGCAGGCACTACAGGTGTAAAACAATTTGTTGCAGCTAAAAAAACGTTTAGTGAAAAATTAAAATTCAATTTCTTTAATAGTTCTATGGTTAAGAAAGGCGTTATTCAATATCTAGATAGTAATGCAGGACTAAGATTTTTAGAAGAAGCTGCTACAAAAGCAGGGGTAAAAAGTATACCTAGATTAGCATCAAAGTATAAAGATCAATTAGGAGTATACGCAGAATCTAGATTCCTACCTGCTGTAGGTGGAATGATAGAGCAATTCTTATTTGGAAAAACATTTAAATTTAAAGATGGGTCATCTGTAGCATCAGGAGATGGTCTTCAAGTTTTATTACAAAAGAATCTAGGAAAAAAATATAACGCTGATGAATTTTTTAATTATATAGGTGCTAAAAGTTTACTATCTTTATCTGACGGTAAATTTAAAAGTCTATTTAAAAATGCAGATCAGGTAAAAAAGGATTTACTTACAGAAACAAAAAAAGGTGACCTGATACCTGAATACCAAAATGCAATGAACGCTTTAAATGAGTTTAACTCTCAATTATTAGATTTTGCAGTAGACGCAGGTCTTATTACAGCAGCTAGAAAAGCTGAACTAATAAAAGCTAGAATGCCTTATGTACCTTTATACAGAGACTTAACTACAGATGAGCACTTAGTTAATCTTGCTAGAGGTGGGGGATCAGCAGTTAAAAGAAAAGCAAAGTTTGCACCTATAGGTTTTGATCCTAAAGCAGGAGAATTACCTTTAAGAAATTTATTTGATAACTATGTAGAAAATATTAATAGTATTATATCAACATCTTATAAAAATTATGTATTAAGAAATACTTTTGATCTAATAGACCAAGCCAATAAAGGTATAAAACCAGGACAAGACGGAGGTTTAACGGCATGGGCAAGAGAAAATACAAAAACGCAACTAAAAGCTATAACTTTAAAGTCTAACGAAATTGAATCTGCCCTTATAAGAAAAAGTAAAAAAGATGGACAACCTCTAGCTATTGACCCTAACACATTAGAAGATTTAGATGGACTTACTCTGTTTAGATCTGAAAATATACCCTTAGGACAAAGGCAGTTTATTGTATTTAGAAATAAACAAGTTAAAAATAAAAAAACAGGAGAACTTGAAGACACAATAGTACCTACAGTATATGACGTAAAAAATGAGTATTTATTTTTAACTTTAAATTCTATAAGTCCTAAACAGTTTGCTAAAACAAATGCCCTTGTAAGAGCAGCGGCAGGTTTTAAAAACCTATTGACCAAAGGTGTTACTATGGACCCAGGATTTTTTGCAGGTGCTAACTTATTAAGGGATACTTTTTCTTCAGCTATACTATCTAAGAATCCTTTCTATATACCTATGCTAAGTACTGCTGTAAAGACATCTCAAAGATTTCAAAGCAATGCAAGACTAACACTAAAAGATGGTTCACAAATTACTTACAAAGAACTTTACGAAGAATTTAAATTAAATGGAGGATCTTTTGGATCTACTTTATGGAGAGGAGAAGTATCTGAGACATTCTTAAAAGAGTTTCATAGAAAGTTAGGATCTAATTATAAAAATGTATTGGATAGACCTAAAAAATTTATAGATAGGTATGGTGAAGTTGTCACAAGTTTTGAGAACGCATCTCGTTTTACAGAGTATACAATGCTTAGAAAGATGGGATATTCTGCAAGAGAATCGGCTTTAGCTTCTAGAGAAGTTGCTGTAGATTTTGGTATGCATGGTGCAAATACTTTCTTTAGACAGTATACATCTACTGTTCCCTTTCTAAATGCAGGTATTCAAGGTATTTATAGGACTGTAAGAGCACTTAAAAACGAAGGTCCTAAAGTTAGGGCAGCAGTTATTTCTAAAATAACAGCGTATGTAGCTGCTCCTTCTTTACTACTTCATATTCTTAATAAGGATGATCCTAATTATCAAAACACATCTCAGCAAATACGAGACTTACATTATATGATACCTATCGGTGATGGTAATTTTATTAAGATTCCAAAGCCTTTTGAATTTGGCGCAATAGGGACTATACTAACAAACTTTTTAGAAACTTTAGATGGTACTAAAAATGGAGATCAGTTTCTTCTTACCTCATGGACAGTGTTAAAAAATCAAGCTAGACTATCTTATGTGCCACAAGTAATATCTCCTTTATTTAATACAGCAAGAAATAGAACATTCTTTGGGTCTCCTGTTATATCTCCAAACATGCAAAACAGTTTGCCTGACTATGGTCAATCTTATCCTTGGAGTAGTAAAACTATAACTGCTGCAATTGAAGGCGCTCCTCCTGCAATTAGAAAATACCTAATGTCTCCTATACAGTTTGAAAACTTTTGGAATGCATATACAGGTGCAATGGGTGGATACCTTTTAGATTTAGTAGATGAAACTTTTGATATATTCTCTGATGCAGAAATGCCAGATAAAAGATTAGATGAGTTTATTTTTATAAAAAGATTCTTACAACTAGATCCTCCTAAATTTACACAAGCTGAAGCAGACTTTTACAGATTCAAAGCTGAAGCAACTAAAGCAAGAAATCAAATGATGAAATTTAAAGATGAAGGTAAAGTAGAACTATTAAGAGAGTTTTTACAAGACCCTGAAAATCTAGAATTACTAGCAATATCGGGTAGACTAGAGAACTATGGCAGAACTGCAGCAAAGCTTAATACCCAAAGAAATCTTATTATACAAGATAAAGAAATGTCTGGACAGATGAAAAAATTTAAATTGTCCCAGATAGACAAACTTATGGCAACTTTCTTTGACAAAATAATGAAAAGTATAGACGATATGGATTTAGAAGTTCGTGAGCCATTTATAAATTTTAATAGAGGAGACTAATATGTTATCATTATTAATTAAACCTTTACTATCAGTAGCAGGAAATGCTGTTACAGGATTCGTAGAGACAAAGAAAGCAAAAGCAGAGTTAGCTGTTACTGAAATTAAAGCAGCAAAAGCTTTGAAAGAACAGCAAATCGCAGGAAAAATTTCGTGGGAAGCCAGTGCGGTTGATCAGATGAAAGGGTCCTGGAAAGACGAGGTAAGTTTAGTAGTGCTACTTTTACCTGCTGTACTTGTATTTACTCCTTGGCAAGAGCATATACATAAAGGATTTGTTGCCTTACAAGATTTACCATCATATTATCACAATTTATTATATATCGCCATAAGCGCAAGCTTTGGAATTAAGGGAGCACAAGGTGCTGCAAAATTATTTAAAAAATAGGAGTGTTTACAATAATGATTAGTATACAAATACAGAAATTAAAAGAACAAATTAAGGAGCATGAAGGGTATAGATTAGATGTCTATGTCGACACGCTAGGCTTTGACACAGGGGGCTATGGTCATAAAATGTTACCAGGAGAAGTACCTCCAACAACTAAAGAAGGTTGGGATAAACTATTTGATGAGGACTTTGATAAAGCGTGGAAACTTACTCAGAAGTTTTGTGAAGATAATAACTTAAATATAAGCATAGATGCACAATGCATATTATGTGAAATGATTTATCAAATGGGTTTTGCAGGCGTATCTAAATTTAAAGATATGATTGCCTGCTTACAAAACAAAGACATGAAGGGAGCATCTCTTGCCATGCTCGATTCGAGATGGGCAAAACAAACTCCCAATAGAGCACAACAACTAAGTCAACAAATGGAAAATGCATAGGAGGAAATATGAATAAATATTTAGGAAAAGTTATAGATTTATATGCAACTTGTAAAACAAAATGGGAAGGTCTTAATAAAAAAGGCAAACTTATTACTGCAGGTTTAATTATAATTACAGTTATTATTTTATCAAAAGTACTGTAATGTCAGATTGGAAGTCAGGATTTTTATCAAAGCATGATCCAACATCTCCCCCATCAGCTAGAAAAGAATTCTCTTATGAATTTTTCAAAGAAGATCTAGCTAGAGACCCTATAGCACAATTAGGTTTTGATGTTAATGTAGGAGCAATGTTTCCAAAGCCTTTAACAGATAAGTACCACCTGCCTGCAGGTACTATGGGCGAGGTGGGTTCTGGGGAAGAATACAGACAAAGCATCAGATCAGTAGCTAGAGTTAGACCTGACTTAGAAGGCAAGTTAGGGATAATGTATCACCCTAGTGTAACAAGTTATGACCCTGCTTTTAAAACTGTTGTGCTGCATGAGGCTAGGCACAGAGCATTTAAAAAACACCCAGAGATATTTAAAGATTTTAATGAATCTATTTATGGAAAATACGAAAATTTTAAATCCCTAGGGGAAGAGATATTAGTAAGATTTATAGATATGCAGCTTTTTCCAGAAAGCAAAAAAATGCATAAGGATTGGATTGAAGAAACAACAAAAGATATTGGCTATCCTCATGACTCTATCTATGGTAATGTACCTATGACGTATGAAAGATTAGAAAAAGATATGCCTAAGTTAGCATCAGCAGTTATAGATGCTTCTAAAAAAATACTAGAAGAAAAAAATAAACTTTTAGAACCAAAAGAAAAAACTTTAATAGAAAAAGCAAAAGGATTTCTAGAAAAAGGAAAAACACCTGATTATGAAGCATTTGTGGGAGCAATGCCTTGGGAATTTTATAAACGGATGGAAAAATAGGAGAGAATAATGGCACTACCAGTCACACAACAATTAACAGATCAATTAAATAGAGAAAGTGTAGGAGAAATTCCTACTACGCCTATGGAAGGTAATGTATCAAGACCCTTAATTATAGGAGATTTATTAGCAGCTATGAAAGATTTAAATTTTAATGATTTAGTAAATGAATACGGATCTATGGCTGCAGTTACAAATCCAGATACCACTGCAAGTCCTGGATTAATGGCTGAAGTAAAGTCTCCACCTTCTCCTTTAGAAACTCAAAATTCTCAAGAAAAAGAAGCAGTAAAAGTACCTCAAGGTGATCCTGAGTTTGTGGCTCCTGCTCCTGAAGATATTCCTACACCTATGACAGATGCTATGAATATTCAGCCTGACCCTAATGTACAAAATACTACAGCAAACTCCGGGTTAATGAAGCCTGCTATAGCTTAAAAATCTTTTAATAAAACATTTAGGGAGTCATCAAAGTCATAAGTTTTAGACTTACAATGACCTACTATTGTAGTAATTAAATTTGCATGATAGCCCTTACCTAGTTTCTTAAGTACTTGGTCATTAGGTAAGGACTCATGGTCGACTACTACTTCCCCCTTTTCGTTTACAAGAACAGTGGTTCTAAAAAGAATAGCCTCCTCTTTTTTCTTCATTTCTTTTTAGCGTCTTCCTTAACAAACTCAGGTCTAATCTGAGGATCTAATTTAGGCAGTTTGCCTAATAGATTTATAAGTTGCACTACTTCTGCGTAAGGTCTAGTAAACATATATTTTACAACTGTATTTACTTGTTCCTGTGTTATTAAATAGTTATTGTCCATCGTTCCCCCTATATTTTAATTCACCTGCTATGGCGCTATATGCTGCCATATCTATATAAGTATCTTCACTTACATTCCCGGCTTTCGTTCTAGCCATTTTTAATAACGTCATCATCAAAGCAACATCATGTCCTGTGATGTTTATATTCAAAAAAGCAGACCAAAGTTTAGCTATATTATTATGCATAACTTCTTTATCGCCATACTCTTTTGCTCTATCTCCTGATACGAGTTCATCCGCTATACTTAATAAACTACTTGCGTCTTTCATATTTTTTTCTCAACTCCTTTATATTAATAGATTGTAAATCATACTCTCCTTTATCTACGTTTCTCTTTACAATAAGTCCACTCCACCATAAATGTTGTGTGCCTTTTGCAAAGCTTTCTTTATGGTTTAAATAGCACCCTGCATTTAATCCCATAATCTTTCTACCATTGTGCATTGATCTAACTGCATAATCAAATAAATGGGAATGCCCTACAGTAGCAGATTGAAAGTTCTTCTTTAATAAATTAGAAGCAACGTAATCTCCACTAATAGGTTTACCCATAACACCACTAGCTATGTTATGACAATATAGAACTCCATCAAGTTCTACTATTCTTTCATAGTCATGGTATTCCCACCCGTATTTGGTAAAGGGAATATCATCAACACTCAATGTACCTTCCAGCTCTGGATTGTCTTCAACAAACTTCGTTATTCTATGCTCATGATTACCTCCTAACATGATTTTTCTAGTTCGTTTATTCTTAAAACTATTGTTAAATAATTCTAAAGCTTCTTCTGCATGGTCTATTTCTTTTCTATACCTCCTACCTTCAAAAGATTTTTTACCTCTATCAAAATGAGATAGGGAGTCCATATTAACCCAATCTCCTAGACAAATAACTATGTCAGGATTTAATTCTTTAGCGAACTTTCCTGCCCAGGTAAATCTGTCGTTGCTTACTCCCATTTTTACATGAGGGTCTGGTATTACTAGATGAGTTGTCATTAGTGCAACTTCTCCTTCCTTTTTGTTAATAAATCTTCAAAACTTACTCTGTTTTCACTACTTGTTTCTTGCATAGCTTGTATACCTTTATCAAATATATAATCAGGTTCTTCTACAGAAACTTTTACCATTCCATGTGCTATTGTTAATGCAACAGCATAACTCTCTACCTGTGGTGCATTATTTGAAGGCAACACAGTACACGCAAATCCATTATCTGTCGGTAAAATAGAAACAAGTATAGCTTCTTTTATACTATTATTTTTTTTCGGCATTTTTCTCCTTTATTAAATTTATAAAATGTTCTGCATCAACTATCATTAAAGGTTCACGCTGATTCATTTTTATAACAGCAATTGCTGTTTCGTTTTCTTTTATATGATGATTTGCTTGTACCATAATATCGTATATACCTTTGAATGTTTCTTTATTCTTACATTCTATAGAATAAGGTATCAATTCTTTAGCCCTAGTTGAAAATTTAATATCAACTCCAGTTTCTCCCATAATAGCCCCTGATATATCATCAGTAGTTAAAGAAGGGAATGCAGATAAGAGTTTATCTCTTACCCAATTTTGCAGTCTTCTTCCTTTAGCTTTTTTACTTCGTGTGTCCATCTTCCTCCCTAGGATTATTAACTTCAGTATACCATACCCATTTAGGAGTAAGTGCTTTAGATTGTTGTTGAGGTAAATGTTTTAACTTTTCTCCCCAACAAGGTTTTTTATATGCACAAAATCTACATTGCAATGGTAATATTTTATTACCTGTAGCTTTTCTGTTAAAGTATTCATCTTCATCTTTAAATAGTCTTTTAAATGGGGCATTTGAATTTAACGCTTCCATATTATCTTTAGCTTTCTTAATAGCTTCTTGTGAATGGTGGTCGTCTGACAATGGTGTTTCGGTTACTGCCCATTCTCCTGTAGATTTATTAATAGCAATCCACCCTCCAAAGTCTGTATTTTCTGCATTAGAATATAGATATCCTTGAGATACATATCCAAAAGTATCCTCTTTCAGTATAGCATCAAAACCTCCTTCATCACTAAATTTATGTTCAAATGCCCAGGGCGATGCACTTTTAATATCATATATTTTATTTTGGATTTTAATATCATATGTTCCAGAAATTTCTTCGTTATTATCAAATTTATATTTAACATGTTTCTGAATATCATCTACTTTAATTCCTGAAGCTTTTAGTATTGCTACTGCTGCAGCTTCAATCATATCACCAAATAGGTTTCTCATTTTCGTATTGTAAGGCATGGGTTCTGGCTCTGCTCCAGATTTTTCCATTTGTAATTGGCAAAGAGGTCTGCCTATACTTGACATGCGTGTTGTAAATTTATTATCACGCTGTTCAGTAAACTGCTTTTTAAAAGCATCTTTACACGCTTCTCCAAACTCATTCACTATCGTACTAGATACACCCACAGAGGCTTTGTTAGCCTCTGTGAGAAACATTTGTACTCTGTTTAAAATAGAGTTTGACATTAGTTGGCTAAGAACTCCTCTGGACTGTCTTCTGCCACAGCTTCTACGATCTTAGCACTAGCATCATCTCTTACACTAGTAGCATTAGCTTGTTTCCATTGCTCTGCAATCCTCTTATTCTCATCTTGAATTAACTCATTAAACATATCCATATGCTCAAGGTCTTTCTTAGAAAATTCAACTTGCTTACTATCAGTATCAATAGATGCTACATAGAACGTATTACTTCCACTCTTCTTTCGTTTAGTGGTTAAGTTTAGCACATGATTGAACATCAAACTATTTCTGCCTTTTAATCCTTTTAGAGTTTCTCCAATAGGTTTAAAATTCATACCTGTTACACGCCATAAAACAGGCATTTCAGTTACAGTTGTTGCTGTACCATCTGCTTTAGTACACTCCATGCTAAGTAGCCCATACACTAATCTGTAGCATTTTATGTTTCTTTGTGCGTCTACTTCGGCTTCAGTAAGTTGCTCTTTATCTTTACCAATAACTTTTCCGCATCGTACTCCCCCTTTTGTGTCAATAGGCTCATCTTTCCATGATTTAAAGATTACTGATGTAGAGGCATATTTGTTAGCATCTGCGTCATATTCCATGTATTGATAAGCGTTAATAAATGGTCGAAACTGTACTGCTGTATCTTTTAAGCTATAGACTTTAGCTTCTGATTCAGGATCGTAAATATTATATACCCCTGCTCTCAAGGCATTCCCATCATCATCTTCAGCAGCTCTGTTTATTGCCAATCTTGGCAAAGTACCAGACCCCATTTGAGATCCGTCATCTTGCCCTGTCATCTTCATTATCTCTTCGTTAGAAAGAGACTCAAAAGGTTTTACTTCATTACTCATATTTGCACCTCCAGTGCTTTATTGTTATATCTAATATACCACATATATTAGTCTTTGTCAATGATAAATTGTAGTGTCTAACCAATTTGGTCCAACCTTTATCTCAACCTCTAATGGAACATCAAAATCAACACTATACCTCTCCATAAGTTCATCAACCACACCCAAACAACCTTGTGTTAAACACTCGGCTACTATTTGTTCCTCACCAGGAAATACATCAGCGACTATAGAGTCATGCACTGTGTTGATTAAGATGCTCTTTGTGCCATTGCTCTCTAGCAATTTTTGAGAAAGGATACATGCTAGAGGAACAATGTCAGCAGTGGCTAAGCCTTGCACAGGATAGTTTTTTATCTGTGTTGAAAAGCTTGAGCCACCCCATGGCATGCGTTCTGCACTTGGAAAAGCGTACTGCCTACCTGTTGGTAGAGTTATGACTTTATGTCGTATTGCCTCACTTTGCAGCTTATCATGCCAAACTTTTATGTCAGGGTATTTTTTTAGAAATTCTGTATAGTATTTCTTTTCATCTTCAGTCCCTGACATCCCACCATACAAAGGTTTAAATGTGTGCGCTTTAGCTTGTTGCCTGGAACACCCTATTGTATCAGCAGTAAATTGATGGACATCAACGCCATCATTAATATCTTTTAGTCCTTGTTTGTCTTGTGCTAGAAAGACAGCAGTTCTAAATTCTAATTGTGCAAAATCTATCTCCATAATATTTCCATTATCAAATCGTGAACGAATAACTTTTCGTATTGGGAAAGTACCACCTCTTGGTTGATTTTGGAAGTTTGGGTCACGACTAGATAGTCTGCCTGTTGTTGTAATACATTGCATAAAGTTTGGATACAAATAATTAACTTCTGTTTTATGCTTTTTAATACCTTCAACAAAAGTTTTTAAGTATGTATCTAAAGCATTGTACCTAGATATCTTTTCTATAAAATCTCGCAATTCTTCATTACCTGTTTTTGCCACTTTGAGTAAAGTATTTTTATCAGTTTTAAAACCGCCTTCAGCAATATCCATAACAGATTCTACTTTAGCATTAAATCCTGCTCTTTCTTTTAAATTTTTATAAATAAAACCTTTGCCTCCACAATCCATACACTTAGTAAGATTTTTATAAGGGTCTCCATTAACTTTATACTTTTGTATATGCCCTTTTCCATTACAAGTAGGGCATTGTTGTGCTTTAGTTTTATACACAGGTTGTAAAAACATATCAAAAATCTTTCTCATTTCTGTTTTAGAATACTGATATCTTCTCTTTGGCTTCTTTGTAAATGGGTCTAATCCTAAATTAAATTGTACAGACCATTTCTTTTTGTCAGTAACCTTTGCTCCATAGATTAACCAGGACAATTGCTCTGGACTAGAAGGATTTATAGAAGTATCTCCCATTTTTTTATATATAGTTTCATCAATTTCTACACGAAGTCTGTCTTGTTCTTCTTGGAAATCCTTTTCTACTTGTTTTAATGCCTCCTCATCAATGTAAATGCCATTGTTTTCCATATTAGCTAATACAACTAGAAACTCACACATCATCTTAGTACTTTTTATTAATTTTTTATTCTTAGGTATCTTAAACTGTTCTATTTGGGCATCAAACAATGATCGTGTTGATTTTATATCAAATCTACCATACTCTTCTAGCATTCCTATAGGCACATTCTCAAATGAGGTCTTGTTTTTGATAAACCCTTCCATTAAATCAGACTTTTGCGTAACATTTCTTCTAACACAGCAATCTTTTAGCTTTAAACTGCGTTTTAAGCCTCTATTAAGCATATATTCGCCTATCATGGTGTCATAGACCCTGCCTGAGTAAGAAAATCCAGATTCCCATAACCAAATTAAGTCAAACTTTATATTGTGACCAACTAATAGAGTAGTTTTATCTAGTATACCTTGTACCCTCTTTCTATCAGGAGTTCCCCTGAACTCATTATGCTTAAAAAAGATATAGTCATCATTCAAACCCATACAAATTAAAAAGTTGTGTGGGTTTTTTGCTGATGGGTCTAGTTTACCTTCATCAGTTACTTGAAAGCTAGTCTCTACATCAAATGTAGTGATCATTCCTCATACCTCGACAGTTCTGGGATTATATTGCATGGTATCATTCCATGCCACCCTGTTATCTTATTTTTAGTTATATTTAATCCTCGTAGATTTTTATCCATGTCCACCTTGTCTCTATACCCTACGCCTATAATAATATCTGCTTCTGCAGCTTTTCCTGTTTTGCTATTCTCCATCATATCAAAGGTTATGTCAAGTTTACCTTGAGCATCAGCAGATGCTTGAGAGATCGCAATCACACAGCAATTGTTTCTTTTGGCAATCTCCCTAGCACCTGTATATATAGCCCTAAGTTTTTCATCAGTACGAGCAAAGTTTCCTGCAACTCCAACTTTATCTAGCTGGTCAATTACGATTATATCAGGCTTTTCTTGCGCTACTAACTTATCTACTTTAACTAAATCCCAATCAACAGTATCTAATATCTTTACATTTTCTTTGATCTCAGCCCATTTCCTATTGGCTAGGGCAGTATCGTTTTTTATTTCTTCAAATGTCATACCAGTATGCGCATTGATTAGTCTCATTTGTGTCCTGATGGCAGGTTCTTCATTTATCAGAGCACAAACTTTTGCACCTTGTGATGCAAAACCATTTATTCCTGCAATAAGGTTTACCCAAAATGCAGTCTTACCACTTTCGGGGCGAGCAAATAATATAACTAAATTGCCTTCACCAATACCATGTACACGATCTTGCAATGGCTTTAGGTTAAATTTAAACTTAGTATTGTCTTTCAATTGTTCCACTAACTCACCCACATCAGAAGTAATATATTCATAGTTGTCACCTTCATCATCAATAGATGACTCTAAACACTTTTTAATCTCACTAAAATCTGCCTCTTTTCCATTATAAATCTCCGTAGCTAATACAGCAATTTTATTTGCTTGTCTTCGTTTATACAACGACTCTAATATATTGTTAGCTATTTTTTCATTAGGTAAAGAGGCAGATTCTATATCCTCAATCAAAGATTGAAAATTTTGTTTTGCTACCCTAGTTAAAGCAGGATTATCAACATCAGTATACAAAGTTGATATCTCATTTAATGTTAGGTCATTATCTGAGTCTATATGCGCTTTAGCTATTGTGTTATACAAATCGCCTGTGCCATTTGTAAATAATTCTTTAGATAACTTTGCTTTGTTTTTTGTGTAAAACTCTTTGCTAAGTAATAATTTTATAAGTTCTTTTTCTATCATTATCTTAATATACCATAATCATTTCCATATGTCCAATCGTCTGTACGCTTACATGGTGAGCATATTCTATTTACTTTGCTTTCGCTTTCAAATACTTTACTACACATCATACAAATTCTTGTTGTCGTTGCTTTTTCTTCTATGCCCATTGCTTCTCTTTCTTCTTTTTCTTGTTCGTCTATAATCCAACTTCTAAATTCTTGATGAGTCATTCTATTTACCTTTCCCTTTATTTATATATTCATACCTTTAAGTATATGCGAAATAACATCTATTGTCCAACCATTTCCTAGCATCTTATATCTTTGTGTATTCGATACACCCTCTGTATACCCAACAGGTACAGTTTGCAATCTTTCGCATTCTGTGACTGTTAGCTTTCTCCATCTATCTTTATTTATATCATATTCTGTACTTATGTCAACTTTCGGTTCACGATTACCTCCACCCATACTATTTAATGTAGGTGCCTTACCATCAGGGCTGTATATTCTTTTTAGAATATCATGTCCATTTATATCTGATGCCATACCGACCAGGGTACACCCATTATTGCCTGCACCTTTGTACATTGTAGCAGTCATACATAAACCTTTTTGATCTGTTCTTCTAAAGTGCCTAGCATTTCTAGGATTAACAGGAACTGCAGCTTCGTCTGTTTCTTTATCTAAAATATCTTTTAAGAGTATTCCTTTGTCTCCGATATCTTTATTGAAAGGTATATTAGTCCAATATAATCTTTTTCTACTTTGTGCAGATAATAAACTTGAATTTATCTCTATTGGTTTTACTCCCATATATTTAGTAATAATATCTTGAGCATCTTGTTTCATTTTTACATTTTCTAACAAGAACCATCTTGGCTTTGTTTCTTCTTTTACTCTGATAAATTCAAAAAATAATTTACTTCTTGGATCATCAAACTTTAATTGCTTGCCTGCAAAACTAAAACCTTGACATGGTGAGCCACCTATCAGCAAGTCTATATCCAGGTTTGTTGCATCTAACTTAGTGGCATCACCTACATGAACTATATCAGGAAAGTTTTTCTTTGCTATCTTCATAGCATATTTATCTATTTCAGATGCATAGTACTTTCCTACTTCTACTCCTAAATTTTTTAAAGCTATCTGACCGCAAGACATGCCATCAAATAGCGATAAAACATTAACTTTACTTTTTATCATTCTTTACCTTTCTAAATTTTTTACTTGCCTTTTCCATAATTTTATCTCTTAGTTCGTCTTTTTGTTTTTTATTAAGACCCTCTATTTCTATTATCAAGTGGTCTTCTGCCCACTTCTTGTCTTTACTTTTTATCAATTGTACCCTTTCTCACATGATTGACTATTGAAGTCTGTGCTAACAATAGTGCATCACGGATGTTTTTCTTTGTTTTCGGCTTATCTTTTAAATAAGCATAAATATAATTAACCATAACATTTGTAGACTCGTCTGTCAAGAAAGATCTAAGCATTTTTCAACCAATCGTGTTTCCACCAATAAGGTGATCCTGTACCTTTAGACCATTTAGCAAAGTATGCTTTGTCCCCTATATAATATTTTCTGTACGCAACAACATAATTCTTTGTTTTGTATTCGTCTGGCATACATTGAGGAGGATTTGTCATATCTCCTTGAGGAATGTTGTCACTAAAATCCCAATATTTTATAAATTCTATAACTCTGTTTGATTTGTGTTTTTTGTTGAAACGAACTTCGTATTGTTTATTTATAGATGAGGCATTTTTTAGTGCCCATTTAAAATTGTTTTTGTTATCTCCTACCCAAATAGTCATAGGGTGTTTAGGATAGGCAGGCTTATATAACTCACCTATTGTGCCACCCAAATGTCTTTGGATGGCAGTTGATAGCATCTGTGAAGATTCTAATAGCATTTTAGGAACATGCTTATCACACAAATACTTTGCAGCAAGTTCTGGACTTTTATCTAGAAAGAATATATTCATTAGTACCACCCTGTATCTATAGCGTTATCATTAAACTTGTTTTCTAATGACTGAATTACATTTTCTTTCATTTGTATTTCTTTAGGTAGTGAATCGTTCTCTATCTTTAAGTATTTAATCGCCCAGGCTAATGCTGTGGATTCTTCTTCTGTTAGTTTTAAGTACAGTCTATGCATTTAGTATCTCCTTTATTTGTTTTTCGTTGTAGTATTTTAAATCGTCTTCTAATATCTTGACTTCTGTATTAACATAATACCTTAATTTTCCGCTTATGTCAAATGATTTAGTTGTTGCGTCCCGGTCCAATGCAACAATAACTTTCTTAAACTTTTTTTTAAGTATCGGTATGTAAGTATCTGGTAAACTTGTACCCATCAAAGCTACGCCTGTATATACACTTGATACAGCACAGGCACTTGCACAATCTTCTACCAGGATTGCAGTATCACTATCTCCACAAATAAATGGATAAGTCTTACCACCATACATATACCATTTAGGATATACTTTTGAAGTTAATGCCCTACCAACTGCACCTAAAATCTTTTCTTTGTTTTTTATTAAGAATACAATTCTGTGTTGCTTTACATCATACATGAAACTTGCCTTTGCTTTTTGTTTGGCTTGTATACAATTATTTTTTTTAAGATAATCATAACATTTTTGCTCTGATAAAACAGAAATAAAACTTGTTGGTAATACAAAAGGCTTTTCTTTTTCTTGCTTTGCTTTGTTTTCTGTCACTACGGTTTCTGCCACCTGTTGCATTGACATCTCCACTTCATGTTTTCCATGAGCAGAACATGATGCACTAAAGCAATACCATTTTAATTCTGACTGCTCTCGCTTGACTACAAATGTGTTGGAATGATGACAGAATGGACAATCAAATCTCATGTCTAAATCACCTTGTGGTATTAATGTTTTTACTATTGTTAGCTGTTGATTATAATTCATTGTTTTAGGAGTATAGCACATATTTGTACTTTGTCAAATAGACATAAAAAAACCCAAGAGCCGAAAGGACAAGGCTCTTGGGTGTATTTCCCAAAGGGAACTTTTAAATTATTTTCGCCAAAATGGTCTAGACTTAGGATAGGCAGCAAAAGTATCTGCCATATCTCTATGCATATAACTTTGTTGTCTGCGATATCCAGGTTTACTTTTACCTCGGAATTGGTAAGTATATAAAGACCTGCCTTTGGCAGCTACAAAGACTTCTTGAAATAGTTTAAGATATTTAATCGGCACACCCTTTGCTACTGAGCGTTCATACTCAGTAGAAGGGTGGCGATCTCGTAGGATCTCAGCAAGTCTAACTTTGCGTTCCCAAATCATATAATGGCATTTCGAACAGTCTGTTTACTGTAGGTATTACTATAAGGTCTATTAGGATCAAATGAATGAGTCAAACCATTAGGAAGGAATGGAGGAATGCACTCAGAGGCAACAACCCAAAAGTGTTTCGACTTTTTGATTGCCACATAGACTTGAGGATCTTGCCCTTCTCTCAATCTTTGCATCTCATAACTGACAAGTTTAAACCAATTTGTTACAGATAAGTGTACGCCATGATATGTATACACATCTTTAATAATTGATAATTGCCACAACTGACCTGAGTCGCCTGACTGATGCCAGGCTGACTCTATCTGATCAAAGGTGAACTCTAATGTGTTGATCTTAATATCACTAGCGTGTTGATATTCAAACCCACCACCAGCATTTCTACTAGTTATGTGCATTAGCAACTCCTGTTGCAACAACACCCACCATGTCTTTTGCTTTACGCTTCATTTGGTCTTGCTTAATAAGATCAATAGCGTCTTGAGATACAATGCTGATAGCAGTTTGACCTTTACGACCAATCTGTGTAGACATTTCTGTTGCTTCTGACCAAGTTTCTAATATAGTTTCAAAGTGTCTTGAACCCATAATCAAACCTTTGTAGGCAGAAACTAAAGACTCTCTTGACTTTTGCATCTGATCAAAAGCTATCTGAAGTCTATCAAAGCATTCGGCATTGTGCATCAAAGTATCTATCTGATTAGTAGTCACTAATCTTGCTCTCGAATGACAACTATACTTACTGTAAGCAACATCAAACTCCATACCATCAAAAGAAACATTGTCGTAAAAAAGACTTGTGCCTTGCTTCATTATATTCTCTTTGATAGTAGAGTGATCTCCATAAGACATTCTCTTGCCTTCTGTATTCTTGCCATTATTGTTTTGATAACTAAGGTAGTTAGATACATCTATACCTGAACTTACCATCTCATCATGGAACATCATGATACGAGAGTCTGCACCTTTTGGTAAACCTACATGATTGTTGTCATGCCTACCACCATAGTATGGGTGATGTCCTGTTTCGTCACAACCTTTTGGTGGCATACTGACATAGACTTCTCGTTCAGCATTTGCATCTTCTTTAAACCAAAAGCATGACTCTCTCTCTTTAAGACTGTACCTGTCTAAGACCTCGATATCTTTCGTTGGATAAAGATCCCCCACAATCTGTGAAACAAATTTTTTGATAGGTTCAAAAGAATCGAAGTATTTTTGTCTTGCTTCTAGGTATACTGACTTTTCAGCAGTATCTGTTTTAGCTATTTTAGCTTTTGCAAAGTTTAGTAGTATTGCTCTACTATCTTTGTTTAGTAGTGTTTTTGCCATAGTTGGCTCCTTTCATTGTTAGTTAATAGTACCACAAACAAATCGTTAAGTCAAATGTCTAGTGTTGTTTGTAGCTTACGTTCTTGACTTTAGTATTCCAACAAGCACGACAATCTTTGCATTCGTTGTCTTGTTTGTATGCAATACATTTCTTCCCATACCATTTTTTGCCTTTGCTATGTACTGTTGAGGTATTGGGAAAACTTGGTAATGGTTCTCCATTGACCATTGGTGATGATGCCCTGACTACAAGATTACTAGGAAAAGTCTTGTATATTTTAAGATAATCAGAAACTATCTTGACTTCTCTAGTAGGTAGCCAATGCTTTACTTTTGGTGTGTTTTGACATACTTGAACTATTCTTTCTAGTTCTGATAAACTGTCAATATCCCCACTATCTTTCCATCTAAAATATTTGGTTTGCTTTGTTTTGCTTTTGATTATTAGTGTCATAGCATCAACAAACTTAGGGTGTTTCATTGCTTCAAATCGTTTATAGAATGCAGGTTTTACATTGCTAAACATATAGCAACCTTTCATTGCATAGCAATCAGCACATACTGATCCCTTAACTTTTCTTAACTTTGATCCTGTCTTACATAGTTCAGCAGGAGTGCCATAGGCAAATCCTGGCATCTTACTAGGTTTACCTAGACTTCCAATTATTTCATATGCTTGTTTTATATTCATGACTTTGTGCTTATTAAAGTTATAATAATTAGTATAACTATTAGTGCTACGAATGTTTCCATTTGACAAATCTCCTATAGATGCTATACTGAGAAACCCCTTTCGAGGAAGCCCTAGTATATAGTGTTAGTATAAATAAATAAATAATCTTATAGGGATAGTCTATTTAGTTGAAATATGACCTTGATAGTCATAGTTAGGTAAAGCATCTGTACCTGCCATATCAATAGTTTTACTATCATTACAGGCAAACCACATTGCTATATTAATTTCTCCATACTTTTCTACAAACTCTGTAAGAGTTAATAATTTAGCTTGGTCTTTCATTTCTATTGCTTTGGAAACAGCAGTCTTAGTATAATGGTTTTGGTTTTTTAGTTTGTCTTGTGTGTATTCTCGTAATTGGTCGGTCATATTTACTCCTTTGTGATTATTATTAATAGTATCATAGTCAGAATGCTATGTCAAATTAGTTTAGACAAATTAAAACACTTTACGCATTTGTATCTATTTGCCCAATTATTTACTTGTATCATCATGTGTAATGTATGTATTCTATGGCATTTTACACATTTGCTTAATGTGTCTTGATTGTTTTTATTTTGCAGTACATATTTTCTTTTTTTTCGTACGATAGTATCTACAATCATTGTTCACTCTCCTCAACTATATAGAAATCATAACCCCCATTGAGATTGTTTATTTCTATGTATTCTTCTGCTTCAGTTTCAGTACCAAATTCAACATCTAAATAATAAGATGTTTGGGTATTTTGAAACTTTATTTTATACTTCCTCATTTGACCAATCTAACTTGAAGTATTCTTCGTTATGTTTTTTTGTTGACAAAGAGTGCTTGACATTGGCTTTTAGTATTCTGCGTAGCCAGGAAATTCTAGTTTCATATACATCATTAATAGCAAAACCTATGAAATTATCAAACGCATTTGGGCTATTGCTCATAGGTTTATCTATAATGGTGTGAAATAATTTATATCTTAATTTTAATTCTGGTAAAGTTTCTTCGCTAATGACTGCCATGCCTAAAACATGAAGCTGTAAGCCAAATAGCTGCAGTTGATTTTTGATAGAGGCGTACCCTTCGTCAGACATTCCTCTTGAGTTTGTTATTAATGGCATTGTTAGTCCTTTCTATTATTATTTATACTTAATAGTATCAAACTTTGACTTTTATGTCAAACAAAGTCGTCTGCACTTGGCACTTCGAATGATCCCCAATAACTCCACTTTTTTGTGACTTTGCTTTTTACA